AAAAAGTTTAATTATGCTGTTGGAGCTTCCGCATAGGATCTCGAACCCAAGAGCCATGATGCAGGCTTGTGAAGATGCTGCGGCAATTATTAAACGCCAAGACGCAGTAATTGAAGGATTAGTTGGCATATCAAAGCCAAAGCGAGCTCGTAATAGTAACGGCACGCTAAAAGCAGACGATCCTGCGACACCGGAAAACGAAGCTTGGGAAGGCGGCAAGGCGCCAAAGAAGAAGGCTAAGAAGAGTTAATCAATATTTAACAAGCCGCCTGTTTGACGTGCTATGCGCTCAAACAGGCTAGGAAACGTCGCCTGTAATGTATTTAGTGGTAGCGTGTCTTGAGCATTTTTTGCATAAATTCTAGGTATAATATCTTTAGCAAATGTGAATAAGTTTTCGTCTATTCTTTTGCCGCCGGCAGATACGGCAGGCAATGGCGATAAGACTTCTTGAGATGCTCTTGCCAGATCAGCCATGTCGCTGCCAGTGCCTTTTACGTAAGACTTGCCTTCTCTCATTCTCGTTGCGCCTGCAAGGGCGTCTGGAGATAGTAAGCCACTAGCTTTGTCAACTCCTCCTCCCATTATACCTTTTTCAAGTGTTAGATAAGCTCGGTATTGGTTTCTAGCATTGTCTAAACTTGGGCGTAATTGTTTAGGAATTTGTCTTAACACAATATTGTCTAAAGCTTCTTTTATATCATAAGCTAAATCATAACTAATCATGTCGTTGTTTTTGGCATATTTCATCATAGACTCATTTAAATCTGTTCTAATTTTAGAAATATTTTTAGAATTTATAGCAGTGCCATTTTCTGCTGCATCTCTAAAACCTTTTACAATATCTTTTAGGTTTTTAGGAATATTTCCAATACTCATATCGCCTGATGCTTTTTGCACTGCCCTAATCATTACGTTTACTTCAGACGCTTTTGGTACACCGCCTGCCATGCCATCCACAGTATTAAATACTTTTCCAATTCTTAGACGTGCAGCATTAAGAGCTTCTGGACTAGCATTGTCTGCATTTGATCCTGCTTTACGTAGGGTTGCTTGAGTCAGTTGCTGCTTTGCCAACAAAGATGGATTCTCAGCGCCCTCTAAAAGCATTAAGTTTTTAGACCCAACTTGTTGACCTGCGCTAATGTCGGTTACACCTTGCTCATTTAATACGCTTACCGCATCTTTTCTATTGCTGCCCTTTAGGTTGCCATAAATTTCTTTAGGGTCTCCTAAAGCCATTCTACGAAGTGCAGGATTTGCTATTGCTTGAGCTACAGGCAACCCTAAAGCTCCTGCAATTCTTGCCATATCCTCATACTCTGTGTCTTGCGTAAGTTGCCCTGCGGTTTCACTAAGAATAGATGGGACTACTGCACTTGCCATAGACCTTAGCGGCCCACCAATTGGCAAAACTGCGGCTCCACCTAAAAATTCACCGCCTGTTCGTAAGTATTCACCCTCAAACGATTGCGGCTGATACTCAGTATAACCACCCGTCAGATCAGATACTGCACCTCTAACGGTTTGTGCATCAGGATCTTTTGGCGCTAATTGTGGAAACGCTGTTTCTGAAGTTCCTTCTGGCGCCCCAAGCAGCTCCATTAATTTTAACTTTTGTGTAATTTCTAACGGCAAATTCATAATTTTTTCAGAAATTGCAGCGCCAAAATCTACCGTTGATGACGACCCTGCTAAAAGACCAGAGCCCAAAGAGTCTCTTAAATCTTTAGCTTTAGAAGCAGGAGCTGTTGCTAATCTTTTTTCAAATTCCTCAAAGCTAATTGCTTCTCCACTTTTTATGGTTCCATTTTTTTCAGCTTCTGGAGAATAAAATTTCTTGTAAATACCTTGCTTAAATTGCTCGTCATCAAGCACTCCATCATACTCTGGGTAGCTTTTTCTAAGATCTGCTAAACTTATTTGCTTTGCCATAATTATAATATTCCAAGTGGATCGTTTGATCTCTGGTAAAGTGTATTGGGAGGTATATCTTCACCGTTTTGCCTTTTAATACCTTGTTCAATGTAAAATCTGTACTCTCTTAACGCTTCCCTAAAATCTGATGGATTTTGCGCTGTAGACAGTCTTGCTTCTGCGGCTTGTGCTTTGTTACCTTCAAGCTCTGTAATTTGTCCACCACCTTTTAATGTTTTATATGCATTTAAAAATGCCTTACCAATTACTTGATCAAGTCTACCTTTTACTCTTGCTGTATTTGGGTCTAAATTTAATTCCGCAGCTTTTCGTCTAAAAAATCCTTCTAAACCTAAAGCCTGATCTAAATTAGGATCAAAAAGCAAGGCGTCAATTTGATCTAACATAACGGATGAGCTTGCAATATCTTTTTGCTTTTGCAGCGTTCTATCTGAGTCTGCTAACATTACATTAGCTGTTGGGCCGTCAACTAAATTAAGAGATAACAACCGCATTACTTCGGCTCTGTAAGCTTCTGGATCAGATCTATCTAGGCTTGATAAATTTGCCATAGCTTGTCTTTGCGCCGCAACTGCTTGAGCTTTACGACTTATGTCAGCTCGCTTTGTAAACTGAGTCATTAAGTTGTTTACTGCGCTGCCCTCTTTGCCCTGCAACGCAAGTCCTGCATCTCGTATTCCTGCAAATGCAAGCATTCTTCTCTGCGTCTTTGACAAGCTATCAAAGGGATCACTAGATACAGGATCGTTAACTAATCCCATGTCGTTCATAGTATTAGTTGTGTTTGGTAATGGCACTGGTGGCTCTACTCTGTCCTCTACGCTCTGGACCTCAAGAGCGTTTGGGTTTGGCATTGGCCTTGAGGACATTATAGAATTTGCATTTACTATGTTAGTTCTGTCTTGTTGGACGGGAATGTTATTAGTAGGGTCTGGAAATAAAACACTCATTTCTTCTGCCGTTGCTGTGTCGCCTGCTACAGCCATACTATTCCTAATATCACCAGATTCGCTTAGTCTTCTTATATCTTCTTCTGTTAGTAAATACGGTTCCATATCACACCCCTAGCTCAGCATACAGTCCAATGTAATTAACGCGACGATACCCGTCTTCACCTGTAACGACATACTCTGGGTAACTCTTCTCAAGTTCCTGCGCCATAACTCCAAATGTTGGGTGTTTGTCTACGCCAATCTCTTTAGCCTTGTCGTTCCAATCCCAACGGTAAAAGTTTACGTCTGATATTTTACCGGCGCTGACTATGTTTTCTTTTAGTCTAACGTCAGAGCCAAATAAGGTTGGAAACCCTGTCCCAAATGCGCCTGCGCCTGCTAATAAGTTGCCAAATGTACCCATAGGATCGCGCGTTGTTGTCGTTCCATATCCTGTTGGGACGGCTCCTGCCGCGCCAGTTAGAACGCCAAACTGGGTAAGTGGAAAGTTTTGTGCAGCCATAAAGTCTTGAAAATTAGCATCAAGCCCTTGTTGGGCAAGCATCCTTTGAGTTTCGCCTGCCGTAGCCTGCGCTCCAAGCCCTTGTATATTACTTGCAAATTGTGACCCTGCGGTATCAGTAAGTCCAGAGGCAATATTTCCTTGTCCTGACGCAATATTTGCAAATCCTGCTGCGTTTGAACCTAGCCCTGCTGCGTTTGAACCTAGCCCTGCTGCAATATTTGATCGCCCTGCGCCTGCGGCCCCAAGTCCTGCGGCTCCTGCTCCTCTGACCCCTGCGGCAGCTAAAGCAGCTTGTTGATTTGCCAATCTTGATTGCTGATTTGCGTTAAGATTTGTTAGCCCTGCCTGTTGGTTAAATTGAGCTTGCTGTATTGCGCGCTGCTGTTGTCCAGTAAGGTCAAATTGAGCTGCCTGTTGCGCTTGATTAAATGCGTTGGCTCTTTGCTTACCTATAAAGTCTGCCGCCTGTTGACCGTATGCCTTACGTGTCTCAGCTTCCGCTATGCCTTGGCGAGATCCGCCAAACGCATTAGCTGCCGTAGCTTGTGCGCCTTGTTGGTTTAAGGCCATTTCTTGAGCTCCGCCTAAATCACGTAATCCTGATTCAATAACCGAGTCAGTGTATGGCGACATGTACGAAGCCATATCTGCGCCTGCAATGCTTCCAACATTGCCAATTTGTGCGCCTTGCATGTTTGCCGTTTCTGATACTGTTGGCGCTTGCATTGTTGCTAAGTCACCATATACGTTTGCTGACTGATCAAATCTTTGCCCTGCTTGACCATACATGTCTGCCGATTGCCCATAAACACCTGCTGAATCACCATATGTATTTCCGGCTTGCCCAAGTGTACCTAACGCTTGACCATACGTATCAGCCGCTTGACCGTATAAAGGGGCGCCCATATCCAAACCGCCGTAACCCGTCATTGCCTGTTGCTGTAATGGAGTTTGTCCTGCAACTCGATCACCATCAAAACTCTGGTAGTCTTTTGCCAAAAAGTCTTGAGCAAATGGCATTACAGTGTCTTCTAAAAACTCCTGTTGGAAAGCAGGCATTTCGTTTGTTGTTGTTTTAGATCCCATTATCTTAACTCCATCTCATAATGAGTATACACCGATCTAAATAAAGATGCATCTACGTACTTTTCAAAACCTTTTCTACCATCAGCCTCTATGGCGTCGAGACCTGCATCTAAAGCTAACCTCTTCATTAGATCTAGTGCATCATCCATCCATTGCCTCATACGCTTTCCGCCAATAAACTCAATCTTTAAATTTTTTCTTTGAGGGTGCTTTACAACCACGGTTGTCATGGCTGCTACCAACTTGTCCTCAAGACTAATGAGCCACATAACGGAGCCACCGCCTCTTATATCGTCCTCAACATCTTGCATTGTGACATTGTAAGACTGCCTAAGTATCGCAGGAGATAATAGCTCCATGCCTTTACTAACGTACTTGTCAAAGTCTTGAGATAATACTGGCAATATTGTTACTTTCGGCTTTGCGTCTAACCTTACTACATTATCCAACATATTTACACCCCTAGCCGCCATTTCGCTACCATGAGCTTAATTGCACGCGTTTCCATATGGCTGAAGAGCCATTATAAGAGCCAGTGCAAATATAAATATAGTTTGTGTCCCATGAAATCATACCAGAAACGTCTCCAGTAGAACCTGTATTTGATGCAGGAGTTGCTTGCTTTGTGGCGAGCTGCCTAAATGCACCATCAAGTGAGATAACTGCATATTTTTTTGAGCTATCCCAAAGAACTATACCGTCCTCTGACGGGTTGTCGTTTGTTGTTTTATGATAAAACCTCGGTAATACGCGACGTAAATAATTGCTTAAACTTACGCCCCAAGCTTTTACATCGTCACCAATTGGTGGCAGTACAGGAGCTACCATTATCTCTTACCGCCTTTCTTTGCATCAATACGCATAGTACCAACATTCCATGCAGCATATGGCGTATCGCCCTCAATCCTCATACGGATTTGTCGCCCAGAGAATCTAACAGGTGTAGGGTTTGCAGGAGTAAATGGCCCATGTGTACTTTCGGTTGCATTAGGATAAAAACGACTTTTAAATTTTATATTGACGTCGCCCTGCGTTTTTTCGTCAGGGATTAAATCAGTAACCTGCATAATATTTTCACCAGTTCCCAAACTTACTGGGCCTGTTTCCGCAAAAATTGATTGTTGAGAAGAAGACGTTTCGTAACTTAATCCAACCTCATGGTCGTATGCATAGCCATCATTATCAAACAACATAGAATAGGCAAACACACCTATCGGTGCTCCGGCAGTGCGTGATAAATTTCCGATAAGCCAGTGATTTTCTTTGTAATCAAAAGCAACGTATTTATCTATTTCGTTTGATTCATTAGAGCAGTAAAACCACCATATTTCTCCATACTCTGCATTAACGTGAGCCCAAGACAAACTAATTTGATTTATATTTAAATTGTCAAAAACATGGTCGTGTACCGCACAAGGTATTTCTAAAACGCGATTACCGTCAAACCTAAAAAATCCACCTGTACCCATCCAAAAAACACCTGCCTCAGTATCTGCCGCAGCTTTTTTAGAAATAACGCCACATGAAGTGCCTACCCTTTCAAAACCAAAAACATACGGTGGGCCACTGTATCTAGCCGTGTAGGAATCGACGTCAGTTAAAATTAATGTTTGCCCTCTTGTCCGTATGGCTGTTTGTATTGTACCTGACGTTTGCAGCTCGTAATCTCCTGCCTCGTTTGTAGATAACGGAGACCATACAGTGTTATTTTCCCTATCACACCAAGCTATTTTACGAGGATTTCCACCAGACCCTAAAGCTAAAATAAATCGTTCTTCAGTAACTATTAACCCAGAATTATTTATAGGTGCATTTGAAATAGGAGCTGCTTTTGCAGATGTACCTAACTGCCACTCTAATAACCTTCCATCAGCCGTAGAGCAGGCAACGAGATATTCACCCCAATTATCTATTGACCATGTAGTGGCGGCAACAAGGTTTGCCCCAGTGTCGGGTCTAGGTGTGCCGTATGTGTGACCCGTTAGTATTGACGTGCCGTTACCACCGTAAAACCCGTACCCATACCCTAAATTTTGTCCTGCAATTTCTTGCCCATCAACTAAATCATTTGGAGTTATATCAAACTTTGAACCTGACGCTATGCCTGCAAATAGCTCGCTGTATGAGCCGACAGACACGTATCTTGTGCCTTGATTGCTTTTCCAAGCGTGGGCGCCTCTTGGGGCGTATGTTGTAATTCTACCTAATGTTGTGTGTGTTCTCCATCCACCAATAGGGCGTAAAGAGCCATCACGCCATCTAACCAAAGACCCGTCACGCCATTTACCAGACGCATCTAAATCTGTACCTGTTCTGTAAAATCCTGCCGGTATTTTTAACGGTATAAGTGTCATTTAATTACTCTGGTTTTGTAGGCCACGATATTGAATTTGGAAAGCCTGATTGTTGCGGCACGTTTAATAGATCTGTGCGGTACTGCGACCACTCGGTTTGCTTTTCTGACGTCATATCTGCCCAACGTAGTGGGTTGGATACAACGCTGTCTACTTCTGATTGCAATAAGTGATCTCGCATCATACGCACCTCGCGTGCAGTTTCTGCATCAATCTCCGCTTGCGTTGGCGCTACATAAGCAACAAAATCTGTTCCAATTAATGTTAATAAATCATTATTATTTATTGTCATATCTGTGTCGGCTGTATCTAGAGTGTAAGGTATCCATCCAAAATCTGGGTGATTTATTTCTACATCAATACGGCTGTTATCTGCCTCTATAGATTTTGCATTTCTATATTCTGTAATTGCTATACTCATTATGTTACCCTTATAAATAATGTTGATGGCGCCCTGTTGGAGACATGAGAGGCTGTACCCATAGCTCGCCAAGTTCCACCAGAAGGAGTAGCCCCAGTAATAGCTGCGGCTGTGTCATCGTTAAATGCGTTTGTTGAAAGAAAACCTGCAAACTTTAATCCAGAAGCATTATATGAAGTTCCTGCCGTAAAGGTTGTTGCTGTAGATGAACCAAGCCACGCATACGAGCCCACAGCGTTTAAGGACGCTGTAATTGGAGCAAGAGAACTTTGAGCTAAATAACTTGGCAGATTTGCGGTTACTGCGGTTTCTGTAAGATGTGCCGTTACGGCAGCGTCTGTAAGATTATTTGTTACAATAGTTGACGTCATTGCGGAAGAAATTTCCGCTGTTGTTGGTGCAGTTGGGGTGTGTGTTATTGTTACAGTAGAGCCACTTGTGCTTACGCCTAGCTCAGATCCTGATACAGCAACGCTTGTTAAGTAACCCCCATTGGAATGATCACCCCAATTATACGCAGTGTTCCACTGGCTTTGAGACGTCGTCGTAGGTATGGCGTAGCCACTGGCTAAACTTATTGCAAATGTACCACTTGTGGTAATTGATGATGTGCTTACTGACAATCCATTTGGCACTGTCATACCAACGCTTGTAACCGTACCTGCGCTAGAAACAGTACCAATATAAGATGCAATATCTGACATTGCTACTTGCTTCATAACTCCTGCATCATTAAATACGACGCGATCAGTGGCTGCTACTGATGTTGAGGTTGCGGCTGTATCGCCATCTAGTATGTTTATTTCGTTTACCGTTACAGTTGCGCCATTTAATTTATTAAGCTCTCCTGCATCAGCCGAAACGGCAACTCCTCCAATATTAAAATTGGTTGCATTAACTGTTGTCCCAGTAACTGTTGTTGCGTTAACTGTTGCTGCATTTGTATTTATTTCTGTTACAACTGCATCAAGGGCAGTGTTTAAAACAGTTCCCCAAGAATTTAATGAGCCTCCGACAACTGGTTTTGTAATTGATAAGGTCATCTATGTATCTCCTTTATGCAACGTCTTTAGTCCACGGATCAGGTACGGTAACGTCGGGACCAGATACTGCTGTGTAAGCTTCTATCGGTATAGTACCAGAAAGATTTGTATATGTCTCTAGCGGAACTTGTGGGTGAATACCAACAAAAGCCATGAAAACATTAGCAGTAGGACTTCCTGCAACGATATTGTTTGCAGATAGTACATGATTTTGCGTTATTGTGGCAAGCCCAACTACTGAGGCAGGTATTACTGTTATTACATTAGGTTGAAAATCAGGTATATTTGTAAGTGATGGACTTGATAATGTTGGAGCTGCGGCTGTAACTCCAGAAACTGAAAAAACTTGTGCAAATGATGGTGAAGGTATTATTGGTGAACCAGTGATCAAACTTGTTGCAGTAAAATTAATTATTCTGGTTACGTCAGCCGTAGAAATTAAAGGCTGTCCTGCAACAACGCTTGAAGCAGAAATGTTTAGGCTTGAGTTTAATGAAGGAGCCCCAACGCTTGGTGTTCCAGTTATTACTGAAGCCGCACCAAAGGTTTCACCTTCTGACATATTTAGGCTTGGCACTGAAGCGGCGCCAGTAACAATGCCGTTTGCAATAATATTTTCGTTTATAGTTGCATTTACTAAAGAAACACTAGGTGGTCCTGCAACTAACCCAGTAGCAGTAAAATTATGAATTTGGCTAAATGTTAAGTTAGATACGCTAGGTGAGCCTGCTGTTAAATTTGCTGCTCCAAAAGTTTCGCCTTCTGCTGCACTTAAATTAACCACGTCTGGAGACCCAGAAACAACGCCATTTAGCGTCAAATTATGATTTTGAATAATGCCAATAGACTCAACAGATGGATTACCAGTAATTAAACTAGAAGTAGTGAAAGAACTAATCTCTGTTATGCTTAAACTTGAAAAATTAGGAGATCCACTAATTACGCCATTAACAGTAATAGCATAATCTACGGAAGCTAAGACAGTTGGTACACTTGGCTCACCGCTAACCATATTTGCAGTTGTAAATGTTTCATCTTCAGCAACATTTGCTGAAGCGATAACAGGAGCGCCGGCGGTAACATTGCCTGCAATCAGTGAGTGATTTTGAACAGCAGAAACTGTGTTAATAACTGGTGGAGCACAAGAAACATTAACACAAGTAAGTAAGTAATTTTGTAAAAATACAACGCTCGGTATAGCCGGCGTCTCAGATGTTACTCCAACAACAGTTACAACATTTTCAGTAACCGCTGCATCGTCTGCAATAGGTGCAGATGCAACTGGAGCAAATCCAAACATTTAATTATGACCTAGCTGAAACCCAATCAGCCGCCATAGTATTGACTTCTGTATTTGTCATATCAGACATAGTTCCATCTTCAGCGGATTTTTTAAACGGATTAGCTGAGTGCATTGCTAAAAGCTTTGTTTTTAATTCAGCCAATGTCATGGTTGTAACTGTATCAGGAACATAATACTCCCGATCAGCTTCCTCTGGTGACCAACCTACTTTAGTATTTGTAGCATCATCTGGGAAATAACCACCGTCTTCTATCCACTCTGGCGTTCTCATTCCACCTGCGGTCATGTGCATTTTATATTCTATAATCATTTTTTTGACTCCTTAGACTTTTCCAGTTGTAACATATAATCCGTATTAAGAAAATCTGCCTTACCAAAAATTCTTTCTGCGGTAATATCTGCATTTTTATAATACTTATCTGCCATTTGATCCAAGAAGCTTTCTAGATCATTGCTGTGTAGCAACTCTTTTTTTGCAATCCTATCAGCCGTTACTTTGATATAACCAGAAACTTCTGTCAAAGCTAACTGTGGATGCACACCATATTGTTGCATATATTCAATGGTTGCTGTGGAAGCTCTACCACCATCCATTAAATTACGATACATTAATTCAAAACCTCTACGAACATGATGACGCTTTTCTTCTCTTTCAAAAGCAACTTCATCCCATTCATCAATGCCGAAATTTTCCTTAATGTTTTCATAACTATCAATTAATGTAGCAATGTCTTTAATTGACCCATTAATTTTATTTTCCATTTGAATTAAGCTATGACGCTTTTGTCTTAGCTTTGCTTCACTAACTGCATCGCTTGAACCTTCTAACTCCATAATCTCCATACGAACTTCAGCATGAGAAACCTGCGCCTCATTTAAAGCGTTTTCTCTTTTCTCAACTTCTGCTGTTATCTGTCGCAACATTCTATAAGGCGAGTGACCATTGAGCATAGTCAATGTCATCATGTTTAATGTTGTTTGTGAATTGTTACGATCAAATGCCCTAGTTGCTTTTGCAATTTCTGGCAATTTCTCAGCGACCTTTGCAGCCGCAACTTGATTGATATTTTTGCTTGCCTCTACTGGCAAAGAAAAAGTAATCGGTTTTGTTATTATGTTAGTCATGCTTGACCTCCTATGATGCGTTACCTGAGCAACCTGCATGGGCTTGGCTACTACTTAAGAGATCGCCAAAATCTGTTCCATTTCCAGTCGTTTGGATAGTTATACGTTCAATAACATTTATTTGAGATGTTCCATTATAACCACCTTGGAAAGTTCCATATGTACCATCGCTACACCCTGTTGAACCCAAGGCAGTTTTAGTTTCAAGAAGGTCTCCAAAATCTGTAGCATTGCCTGTTGAAGCTATAGTAATATATTCAATTGTGTTTACTCGACCGCTAGTATTACCACCTCCAAAACAACCACGTGTAGCATCGCCTACACCAGTATTATTTTCAATCGTAGCACCAAGATCACCGAAGTCCGTTGCATTTCCTGTTGATGCGATTGTAACATAATCCATTACATTTGAAAATGATCCTGAGTCACCACCTGCCCAAACTCCATATGTAGCATCACTTACGGCAGCAAGTTTTGTCCTTGCTACTGTTAAATTGCCAAAGGTAGTAGCATTACCTGCTGTCGCTACTGTAATTAAATGAACTCTAGCTTGGTTGTATGATCCATTATCACCACCACCAAAAACTCCATACGTTCCATCACCACACCCTGCTAAATTTTGTCTAGCACCTGCCAAATTCCCAAAGTCAGTTGCATTGCCCGTAGTAGCAGTAGTGACATAATCCATTGTGTCCACTGCTGAACCAGTATCACCACCCCCAAAGACAGCTCTAGTAGAATTTGAAACAGCACCTAATTCTTGTCGACTTACTGTTAAATCTCCAAAGTCGGTTGCGTTGCCAGTTGTAGCGATTGTAATATATTGGACAACATTTATTTTGCTGCCATCAGCTATCCGACCGCCACCTATTAGTCCTCTATCACCACCCCACGCGATACCAGAAGCCGCAAGCGATACTGTTTTGAACTCACTGTTAATATATTGGTACAACGTATCATTAGCACTATCCCACCAGAAATCCCCTTCACTTGGTGATGATGGTTCAGTGCCGCTTGCAGTATAACCTTGCTCAATTGCATTTCCCCGAACCTTTAGCTTATTAGGAAAATCTACATTAGAGCCGTTATTATCAATTGTATTTACTTTTATCGTACTCATTGTTTTCTCCTAAGAAGCATTGCCTGATACGCCTTGACCACCG